GAACGCAGAGATACGACTCGTGGCAGCCGATGCGAAGCTCTTGATCTGTGACTGGGCCTGCTGCATGGGCAGCGTGAAGCCCTGCACATTGGCCACCACATTCGCCACCAGATTCCCGATCACCGCCATCAGTCAGTCCTCAATCGAGACATGCCACGGGCCACTTCGTCGGGACTCATGGCCTTCGCCCTGGGTGCATTCGCCGGACTCATTGCCGCCAACAGTTTGCCAGTGCTGACCTTCGCCCCCATCGATGACGCAATCACCGACGCAGACACAGCCGCCCGCCGATCCTCGCGGGACTCGCCGAATCCTTCTAGCTGGTGGAACGCCTGAAGAACAGTGGCCTGCCGGGGGGTCAACTCGTCAAGCAACTCCTCCCACTTCGCTAACCGACGATCTGCCGCCGCGAGTCGCATGACCCACAGCACCAGATCGTCGGAAGCTAGTTTTTTGCGACCTTCTCCACACTGCCGGGAGCCGACACCTTGAGCACCGCGTCGGCAATCTCTTTGACCACATCCACCGGGATGTCTCCGATGGCGTCGTCGTCAGCAGCGAAGACTTGCGCGCCCGACTCATCCACGACACAGGTCGAGACCAAGTAACGCAAGCTGCTCTGCTCATTGGCCTTCGCCGCCTCATCGAACGCGAGGGCTTCGCGAATCGTCAGCGACCGCACATAGACCGCTTCGCCGTTGATCTCGACACGCTTGGGCACTCGCTTCAGGAGAGCTTTCCTACTCATCGTCGTCACCGTCTTGGGGCATCTGGTCCCAGTTGGGACCGGGCTTGTAAGTTCCGTCGGGCAAGTAGCCGAGGATGATCCCCGCGTCGAACAGGGGGAAGTCATCGGGATGAATGCCCGCATTCAATCGCGCGTAGGCGTGCTGCGCCTTGGCGAACTCGGCAGCAGACATCGAAGCCCGCTGCCTGCACTCGTCGTCCACCGCTTCGGCAATCCCCATGCGGACCAACATGAACGAGTCGGGCCGGTCGAGGATCGCACCTTGTTTCCAGAATGTCACGGGCCGATTCTGCCCATTCCGCAGAATCACCCGCTCGACCGTCTGGGCCTTCTCCTCTTCGGACAGGACCGCAGACGGTGAGACTTCGATGTCATCACGCAGTAGCTTGGCTTTCATTAGGTAGGCCAGCCCGGGTCGCCAGTGACGGTGTAAGTGACGTTGCCCTTGAGTCCGTCGCCCATATCGACGGTCGCCCCGAACTGCACGCCAGCCGACGTGAAAGACTGGTTCGTCGCCGCAGTGTCGGCGTAGATCAGCTTCATCGCATTCGTAGCGGGAGTCGCGATCAGGTCCGTGATTGCCTGATGGCCGGACAACGCCGGATCGTAGAACAACTCAGCGGACACCTCGCCTGGGTTGCTGTAGCCGGTCGGGGCGAACGTCTTGTAGGTCGAGCCGTCGAGCGTGGTAGACTCGAAGGTCTCGGAGCCAGACCCGCTGTGCTCGATGCTCAACAGTTGCGCGATGTCCACGAGCGAAGCCGCCACCGTGTGCTGCAACTTGGTTCCCTTGCACTTGACGATAGCCAAGGGCCACCTCCTTTCATGTGTGCTGGATTCTGAAAGACAACGAACGAACGTAATGCCGCTGGTCGCGGCCATCCCCGAGGGTCACGATGTCATCGAGTGTGCTGTCGTGAAGCACTGCGTTGACGGTGTCGCTTGCCCCGGCTGCCCCGACATAGTCACGCAAGAACACCTCGACCGCGTTACTCAATGCGATTGCCCCGGGCCGACTGGTCGCGTAACTGTCGATGTCGATCTCCGACAGACGCAGCGTGCCGCCTGTGCCGTCGAGTCTTTTGTAGGGATCGTGCCCGGTCTGCTGAATGAGAATGAATGGAGGCTTCATGCCCTCCGCCGGATTGTCCAGGAACACCGCCGGGAACGACACACCGCCGACAGTCTGTGCCGGTGCCAACGTCGTGATAGACGACTGAGCCAGGAGCAGCGTGCGGAGTCCGGTTTCAATTGCCACTCTTCTTCGCCTCCTGCGCCACCGCCTTATCAATGCCTTCTTGAATCGCAATCTTGAAGACGTTCATCATCTCCGTTTGCGATCCCTTCCAGCCATTGATAACCGCGTCGGGAATCATGCGTGGCATCGCACCGAGAAATCGGTTTTTCGAGTCGGTGCGGTCTGCTGTTCCCAAGACAGCCCAATGGATGTTGGCCGCTGCAATTCCGACGCCCTTGTTCTTGGTCTCGCCCTTGCGGGTGGTGTATGTGTTCTTGCCTGTCCGCTGTGCCTTCCGCGTCTTCTCGGTTCGCTTGCCAACGCCGAGACCGGTCTTAGCCTGCCACACTTTCTGCTTCGCCTTCGTGGCCCCGACGAAGATTCCCACGAGAGGCTTCGCCCACTTCTGCATCACGGGAATCTGTGCTTTGATACCACGACGCGAGACTCGCAACGCCTTCCGCAACGCCTTCTCGATGACTCGCTGCCGCACCTTGTCATTGATGCGACCGATGGCTTTCCGCAGTGCCTTCGCTCCGCCCAACTCCTTGGCGACTGCAAGCCCAATGGTCTGCTTGAACTTCGCGCCCGAGACCCGCTTAGCCTTGCCCCGTGCTGCAATCTGGGCTTTCGTTGGCTTCGGGCCATCGCCCCACCAGTTAGCCATCGGTCGGCACCTCGATAGCCTGGAAGCGAACCATCTCGCCGCCCTCGTCCACATCCAGCGGGGGAGACGCAATCGACAGCACACGCGAGCCGAGACGTAACCGCTGCTTCGGCGTGAACGACTTGCTCTCGGGGTCCGCCCTCATCGTCACCTGGTGCGTAATGTCCGCCGCCACCTCGACCCCACGGAAGAACTCGCGAGATCCTCGGGTGATGAGTTCGCACCATCGAGAACAGAACGTCTGCCAGTTCGCCGCCGTTGTCTCGTCGAGTTGTCCCGCCGCGTTCACGGTCCCGACGAGTCGCTGCACCTCGACGCGGTTGCTCAGCTTTCCGGCCCTCATGCGTAGTCCCCCCACTTCAGGCGACCCGCGAGAGCAGCGTAGCTAAGGTCGATCTCCTTCGAGATGGTCCCGACGATGACGGTCTCTGAGTGCTCGTACCAGTGCGCGGCCAACATGCGGATGGCCTGCTTCGCATCCTCGGGCACAGCCGACGCAGCACCGTAGCCCACGACTGCGGTGAGCTCGACCGCGTTGAATCGCTCGTAGGTCGTCGGCCAAGTCTTGCCAAATGCGGGCCGGATCAACGCGGGCTCCGCGTAAAGATCGCTCTCGTACTCGGTCTGTGCGAGAGTCTGTTGTACGTTCAACGAATCGTAATAGGTGATCGATGCGATGCTCTGCACGGGAGCAACGGGCAGCACGATATAGGTCGGCAGAAAATCCATCGACACGACGACGGTCTGCGTGCAGAACGCGCGTCTCGTGTCCTTCTCTAACATGGTCCGAGCCGCAGTCAGATACGACTGTAGCTTGGAATCCTCGAAGCCCGAGTCAATCCGAGCATGAAGCTTGAGATCCTCCACCGAAACCGGCTCGACCACTGGGCCAACAGACACACGCCAAGCGTGCCTGACAGCATCCATTGAGACCAGTGGTTGAGCTCGATTCCAGGGCATCTTACTTCCCTCGGCTACGACGCCGCTCCATCACTGGGCGAGCGTCTGCGGTTTCAACAACGTCTTCGACAAGTCGGGCCATCTTCCGGCGGATGAGCAGATTGGCCACACCATCGGCCATGTGCATCACCTTACCCGGCTTGTGCCCGAGCCACCCCTTGAGCAGTTCCACCTTCATTAGGCGGGCACTCGCAGGATGTTGGCAAAGCCTCGCTCCGTCGCCGAGACCGGGTAGTCCTTGGCACGAGAGAGCAGGGCGAACGCCGTCATGTAGGTTCCCGCCGAGCCATCGCCAGCGGTCGCGACCAAATCGAAGTACCGCTTTCGTCCGCGAAGATCGACCTCGAAGACGAAGGCCTTGTTGTCATCGGTCGCACTGGGCAGGGCCGATGTGGTTCCGCCAATGCCGACCGACGTGCCATAGACCAGCCCGGTCACGTCGGCATAGCTGCCGTCGGTGTCGCTCTCCTGAAGCTTCAGGGCGGCCATCGCAATATCCGTGGCACCGAGGTAGACGAACACCCGAAGGTAGTCGAAGCCTGCGGTGTCGATGCTCGCCGTCGTGTAGCTGGCGTTATCGACGATCGCACCCGGGGGAGTGATCGACAGAAACTTGTCATTCTGTGCCGTAATCATGCTGCAATTCTCCTTACGATCCGGGGGTAGACAGCATGATCACCGGGCCAGCCACCGAGGCGGTCCCGCGTTCATGCACATTCAGGTCGAAACGCTGGGTGCCGCGAATCGCGATTTGGTCGAACTCGAAGTACCGCGAGGGATCGACATCAATCGAGATGCCGCGCCGCGTGCCCATCGTAACCGCCAGTCGCAGGTCGCCGAGGTACGCCAGCCCGTCCGTCGAGACCTGCGCCGTGGTGGTGGAGTTCATCACCTGCGCGATCACGACGGGGAATCCGAGGAACTGGAACGGCGCACCGCCCGCCACCTGGGCCACGGTGTTGCCGCCAGCCGCTTCGGCCAACCGCAACATCGAGTTGGCCCAGCCCACGCGGGAGACGTACCACGCGGCATTGGCCACCGCGTACTGCGGCAGCTTCCCGACCATCTGCTCGAAGTCTTCGAGATCGAGCGTCGAGAAAGCCGTGTTGCCGGTCGCCGCAGTGACTTTGCCGCCAGCAGCGACCGCCGACTTAAGCCCGACCACGCCGCCGTAGGTCGAGGTGCCGTCCCCGTTGAACAAGCACTCGTCTTCCTTGTCGGCGAACGCGTAGGCGATCTCGCTGGCAAGGTCATCGGCAATCGAGATAATCGCGTCTTCGGCGATCTCCGAGGACATCTTGCACATCACCGCCAGCTTACGAGCAGTCAGAGACACAGCGTCCCAGTTCTTGTCGCTCGCGGTGATCTCGGCGTTCTCGTTCACGAAGTAGGCAGTGACGCCGCTGGCCCGCCGGGGGATGACTACCGAGTCGCTCGCCATCGGCATCACCCGCACCGAGCGACGGGCCACGCCCCGCTCTTCGCGGAGGTCGATGATGGTGCTTTCGAGCACCTCGGGCACGAGGTAGCCGCCGAGGCTGTTCGTGGTCGTGGTCAGCGGGGAGGTGCCGCGAACCTCGATCCCGTGATCGTGGCACCACTGGGCCGCACGGGTGTTGCCGCCGATGGTCGCCAGCAGCCATTGGCCGGTAGCGTGCGCCCGCTCTTCAGCCGAGACGCCGCCATCAGCCCGGAAGTTCCGCACCTTGGCAGACCGCAGCAGCCGGGGAGCCGCGACAGTCTTCTCGACGGGCACCAGCACAGCCGGAGCAGCCGGGGAGGTCTTCCGTCCCTCGGGCACGGCGAGGCTGGCCTTGTCGGCGATCAGCTTGAGCAGCCGGGCTTCCTCGACGTGGGCCGCATCGGCAGCAGCCATCGCCGAGTTGTACGACTTGTTCTCTTCCTCGGTGACCGCCCGAGCCTCAGCCCCGGCCTTGGTGACGATGGTCTCGGCCTCGGCCAGAGACGCAGCCCGCTTCTCGCGGGTCTTGTTCAGCAACTCTTGGAGCACAGTCGCTCTCCTTTGGAAAGAGTCAGCGACTGTCCGAACGTGCGGGCATCGGTCGCCGACAGGGTGTAAAACACACACCTGCTGGCAATCGCGACGCCCGACTTAGGCCGGGATATCTCGACTGCTCACGCTCCCTTGGGCGATCGTGTGACCGGTGCCAAGGTCGCGGAAGGTATCAATGAACGAATCGTACCACCGAGGTACTCATCGTCAACGCCAAATCTAATTGGACTTCAACGCCTTCGCCTTGGCGGTGCTCCAGTCCCTCGCAGCGTCCCCGCCCCAGAGTTGCCAGGCGACGTACCCGGGGGTCTCTTCGCCCGCCCTGTCCCAGCCGGGGGTCTTCTCACTCGCCTTCCTGGCGAACCACGCCGACATCTCGATGACGTGATCGGGAGTCAGTGCCTCACGCCGGGAGATGATCCCAGCCCGCCGCACAGTCTCTGGCTTAAGCCCATCCCCCGACCGCCCGGCCTCGTGCAGCCTGAGCCCCTCACGAGCCGCCGCAGCCATCCCCGCCGTGGGGCGAGTAGAGACAGCCGCCCGACTCTCCGAGACCGTCAGCCGGTCATACAGAGCGTCTAGCGATGGGGCCTGCTGGGCAGCCTGAGCACGGGCCAGAGACCGCAAGGCTACCTCGGTCGCTCGATACGCCGGGTAGGTCACAGCCGACACGTCGAGCAGATCGACCGCGAGGAGGTCGCGCACCTGGCCGCCGCTCTCCTGTCGCCAGTTGTCGCGCCGGGTCACGAAGCCGAACGACATCTGGGAGAGATCACCACGCCGGATCTTCGGGACGATCCGCTGCACGTCCGGGTCGCTCGGGTCGAGGTCGGCATCAATGACGAGTCCCCGAGAGTCCTCCTTGAGACGCAGCGTTCCCGAGGTAGTGCGGGCCAGCGGGAGCCCTTCGTGGTTGAGCAGGAACCGCACGTCGGCACCCTGGGCCAAGCTGTCGCGGAATGCTCCCGGGCGGATGACCTCGCGGAATGTCCCATTGTTCCCCGGCAGTTGCTCAGACAACGAGTTGAAGACCGCCGCGTAACCCCGC